GGCACCGTGACGACGGTGAGCACCGTGACGACATGCACAACGGTCACGACGGTGGCCGGACTCACCAACATCGACGGCCGCAGCGGCGCAATGCTGATCGACCAGACCAACCTGTCGGCGTGGGCAAATTGTCACCGCGCACGAATCACCTGAGGAAACGACATGGCCAACACGTTCAAAAAAGTCATCGATCGCATGATCTGGGCGCAGATTGCGCCCGCGCCAAACGCGCACGCTGCTGGCTCGTCGATGTGCTGGGACATGAGAAACGACGCCAGCCGAAATCCGTTCGTTTACAATCTCATCTCGGCGACGGTGTTGAACCGGCTCAATATCGTCACCAAAGCGTGGCAACTTGCTGTCTCTCCCAGCGTCTCGGCCGTGGCTGCATCGTCGACGTCGTGCTTTGTTCCGTCGTTCGGCGCGGTCGGCACGATCGCGGCCGGCGCCACGACGACAAGCGTTGTCCTCTCGACGGCACTGGCGACGGCTCCCGGCGTCAACATGTTGGCCAATCGTGGCGGGTCCGGCGAACTCGGCTTCAAACTTCGGATCATCGATACGGTAGCGGGCAAAACAGAAGAGCGATGGATCGTCGCCAACACGGCATCGACGACGCCGACGATTCACGTCGATGCAGCTTTCACCTTCACTCCGTCGACTGGCGCACGCTACGAGATCCTCGGTGGCCGTGTGTTCATGCTCGGGTCCGGCGCAATTGCGGCGACGTCGTGGCGTATCTTCGAGGTGATGACAAACTCGTTGACGAACGGCGGCAACACCAACTTGCCGACGATCGCGACTGATTCAGCGCTCCTCGTCATGGACGAGCAATACGTTCCCTACGACCACAAACCCGGCGAAGGCATGGTCAAAGGCGCCACGGTCTACGACGCCTCGCCAGCGGGCCAAGGGCTCGTCGCGTTGCTTGCGACGGCGTCGGGTGCGTCGACGATCACTGGTCAGGCGACGGGCGGTGACGCCGTCGTCGCGATCAACGAATATCGCAATTTCCAGGTCCGCATCGTCGCTGACCCGACGACGCCGGGAAGCGTTGGTCAGCGCCGAATCATTGCCAGCCACACGGCGGGACCATCGGCGGTCTACACGCTTGGCGCCGCTTGGACGACACAGCCGTCGTCGTCGGCGCGTTTCGTGATTGAGCAACCAAACCAAATCGTGTTGCGCACGGCGGGCAACACGACGACCTACACATACAACTACACCGACGCCACGCAAAACAACGGTACGAACTCAATCGCCGCAAACGCGTGGTCAACGACGTATTTTGCCGTCGGGCCAGCGGTCAACGCGATCGGGTGCATGTGGATGCCTAGTTTTGGTATCCAGCCCGATGTGGCGCGCCTTGCGCGACACAGTCACAATTTTTTCTGGCGCGGCAACGCGACAACGATCGACCTCCTCGACATCGCTGGGAGCACGACAGGCACATGGACCGGCGGCGTTACCTACGATGGCGTTTCGCTTGCGCCTGCTGCTGGCTCGACGTCGTGCTACGCCCCTTACGACCAAGAGGGGCGCTTCAGCTACGTCAACATCTACGTCGCCAGCGCCATCAATCAAATCTTCCGATTTGACGCCAAAAACCGCGTTCTGTCGCCGTATACGCCGACAGGATTCATCCAAGCCGGAACGGCGACACAGGGCGGGCGCATGGCGTCGTATTGCGCGATCGACGGCACTGACAAGTACAGCGTCGTGCTGTTGCAGTCGCACCTCTCCACAATCAGCCAAGAGCTTATCCCCCTCGTGTGAGGTCTTCCATGTCGATTGAAGAGTTGATTGAGCTTGTCAGACGCAAGCTCACGTCGCTGAGCGGGGCACGATCGCATGCGTACCTCATCGGCGATATCGAGGCTGTCGTCGATCTGGACGCCAAAATTGAAACCACACAGACATCGTTGGACCAACTTCTAACGCTGGTGTGACGACGTGCTGCTAACGCTGCTTTCTGGCGTTAGCTTTGCGGGCGTGAGTGCCTCGGGCACGATCACGCTCGATAGCGTCGGCGTCGCTGGCGACGGCACACAGACGCATATCGCGACGGGGGGTATCACCCTCGACGAAGTCACGGTAGCAGGATCGGGAACCGTCGGTTCTGGCGTCGACGCCACGGGTGCCATCACTCTTGACAGCGTGACCTTTGCGGGCTCTGGTCAGCAGACCCACGTTGGTACGGGCGCCATCACCCTCGACGACGTGGCGGTCATCGGCGCGGGCGATGTCGGCTCGGCAAGCGTTGACGGCACCGGCGCAATCACTCTCGACAGCGTCACGGTTGCAGGGTTCGGCTCACCGGTTGTCGACGTAACTGGCGCCATCACGCTCGATACCGTCACGGTTGACGGGTCCGGAACACAAACCCACATTGCCACAGGGGGCCTTACCCTTGATGACGTTGGCGTATCCGGTAACGTAGCCGAGGTTGTTTTTGGTACCGGGTCGCCGATTCTCAGTGATGCTACTGTAATTGGTTCGGGTACGCAAACCCACGTTGCTACGGGGTCTATCGCTCTAGATTCGCTTAGTTTGCAAGCAGACGGCACTCTGACTCTACTGGGTCAAGGCGCGGTTTTGTTGGATGCTGCTGTTCTTACCGCATCAGGGTCTCAACCTGCTATTTTCGACGTACCGACAAGATTTCGTTTTCGCGGCGAAGAGGTTCTTGTTCTACCGGCGCGGACGACGCTGCACACAGCCTCCACAGGAGTGGGTGTGCGCATCGAAATCGTTTCGGGCCGCACAACAGTTCTTTAGGGGGTATAATCAGGCATGGCCTTTTCTCCCAAAACACCAACCGAAATTGTTCGCTACGGATTCAATTTCGGGGCGCTCATTCAACACGGAGAAAGTGTTGCCACTTCGACGTGGAGTATTGTAACTTCAGGGGCCTCGCCGGTTTCGGCGGCCTCCATGTTGTTTGGCAGCCCTATCGTCGATTTGTCCCCTGTAGTACGGCATTTAGTGCAAGGGGGACAGAACGGCACGACTTACATTGTCGGCTGTCGCATCACCACTAGCGAAGGTCAGATTCTTGAGACGGCCACGACGTTGGGAGTAAGTCAATGACTTGGACATATATCCCTCAGTTGTTGACGTCGACGGCGACCGTTGCATCTCTAATGAAGGTGCGCTTAGTCATTGGCGACACGGATAGCACTCGTCCGCAGCTTCAAGATGAAGAGATCTATTTTGTCCTTTCCGCGCAATCTATCATCAATTACGCCGCAGCGGATTGTGCGGACCTGCTTTCGGCTAAGTACGCCTTTCAGGTGAACACCGAAAACTCCTTGCTTCGGATTTCAGCCGCGGCACGGCATAAGCATTATGCAGATCTAGCCAAACGGCTTCGATCTGCCGGGCCTGGTGTTACTCCTGGTGGTGAAGGAGCAGGGTCGGTTCTGGCCACCGGATATGCCGGGGGCATCTCTGACACGGCAAATCAATCTCTCAGAGACGATGCAGATAACATCCTGGCGCCAGCTTCCGTGGGACAGGATGACTTCCCCGACGTTCAGGACAATCCGGCCGATTATTTCGGCGAGGGCTGATTCATGGACCATGTGCTGAAGGCGCAACTGAATCACGTCATCGGCTACGCGAGCGCAGCCTCATTGGATTTTTCTGGGCAAGTACAGGTTGGATCTCTAGCTACTTGTTGGGGGCGGTTCGAGCCCTATTATCGTGAGATTCCCGTGGGGTCTGATTCGATCGATGAACGCACTCGCCACATGCTCATTTTGGACGAGAGTTTTCCGCTTCCGGAAGCTGCGACACGCAGCGCGTGGTTTTACTTACCGGGTCTTCCGGATCAGCCTCGGCGACCTAAAAACGTACAATACTGCTATGATGAAAATGCCAATCTCTACCATATTGAGATTACCCTATGAGCAAGCATTTCATCATAAAAGGAGCAGACGAGATTATCAGCCGTTTTCGGAGATATCCTAAGGATTTCCTGGACGCCGCGGCAGTAGGGGAATACAACGCCGCTCAAGATGTCATGGCTCTATCTAAAACGCGAGCCCCCTATGAGCACGGGGATTTGGAAAAAGCCGCCTTTGTGGAGGTGCCTAAGTTCACAACCCATTCCGTGCTCGTCGAAATCGGCTATTCGGGCATTCCATATATCGCCCGACAGCACGAAGATCTTTCTTACAATCACCCCGGATTGGGTAGCAAGACCTCAAACCCAGGCCGAGCGAGCCAAGGGCAAGCTAAATTTCTCGAAACGGCTGTACGAGACAGGCTCAAAGAAAGCCGCCAAATCGTTGCCGCAGCAATCAATTATTTCATTCGTACCGGTAAGTTGCCCGCCATGAAAGGTAGCATCAAAGGCCGATGAGCGTTGAACTCGACGTCCGAAACTACTTGACCGGACCAGCGTTTAGCCGGTCGGGTTGTTCCTCGTCGTTCACGTTTGTCGGTCCCATGCGCCCCGGTAAGGCTCCTTTTCCCATCGAAGCCGTTGTGGTTCAGGAGTACGGAGGTCCGCAGCCCAACGGCTTTTTAGACACTCGTGGGCAGACCTACCATAAAGTCGACGTACAAGTTCGCATGCGAGGTCCGATCGGGTCCTATCTCCGCATTAAGGAGCGAGCGGACGCCGTTTGGGCCGCCTTAAATCGAGTGTCGACGGGGTCGATTTCAACAGGGTCTAGAGCCTATGTGAGAATCGAACCGCTCCAATCCGGTCCGTTGTTTATTGGCGAGGACGACCAAGAATGCCCTGAGTTCACTGTGAATGTTCGTTTGGAGCACTACACCGGGACGTGATACCATAGAAGCGTTCCTCCTACCCTAGAGGTGTACCTTGGCGATTGCTGGTTTTGACATGACGGTTTCCCTTGCGACCGGCGCGAGCGCAACTTACGCGGAAATGGATGGCGCGATTTCGATCAGCCTCTCGGATGGGCGAGATGCCTTGGACATCACCGACTTCCGTGACAGCAATCTGCGCCGCCGCATCATGGGTCTGCGGGATCTATCGGCGAGCATCGACGGCGACCTTGAAATCGGCGATACCGCGCTGGCCCATCTTCGGCACTGTTACACGAATGGTTTGCCGATTATCCTGCGCCAGACTGTGGTTATCTCGGGCGCGACTCACGGCTTGGCTGCGTCAATGCTGGTCGAGTCGTTGGAGCGGTCGGCATCGGTCGACGGTAAGGTTGAGATTTCGGTCAGTCTTCAGCACGAGGGCGCCTTCGACCCGATCGTCATCGGTTCCGGCATCTGACGCTGGCATCTGACGAGGAGGTTCTATGGCTCGCGCAGGGTTCCAATGTGCTATTCGACGTGGTGGTATTCCAACCACCATGACTGCCGAGGCCACGACTGCGTTGGCTTCGACGCAGTTTCGCGTAACGGCGGCCGCGAGGCGCTGCATCGACCCTTCTTTTCCCTGGCACATTACCGTGTCGGGGGCCACGCTAGCCTATTCGAACATCACCTCGTTCGACTTTTTGTTCGGCGAGTTTACGGTTACATCGCCGCTGGCGGCCATCCCGACCATTACTGGCACGTTTGTCCCTCTGACTACAGCCTCCGAGTTCATCAGCGAAGTCGTTGGGCATACGTTGTCAGAAACCACGGATATGCTGGATGTGACGGTTTACACGTCAACTAGCCCCTTCCGGCGCCGTATCGACGGTCTGTCGGACGCCACGCTCAGCCTGGATATGTTGCTGAACCCGGCTGACATGGCTCGGTTGGCGACGTTGCAGTTCCGAGGCGATGACGTGTTTGTTGAGGTCAACAGCGGATACAGCCCTCTGTTCCGTGGAGTTGGTAAAGTCACCTCAATCGAACGTTCGGGGTCGGTGGACGGTCTTGTGGAAGCGTCCGTTGAGTGGGTACTGTCGGCGTCACGAGACGACCGCACGGGGCGCATCGCAGGGTATTCAGAGCGAAATCTGTGATAACCTTGCGACATGTCAAACACCAAAGCCCTTCGTCAACGTCTACTCGATCAGTCTGCTAAAGCCATTCGGCGCTCCATCGTTGAGATCCTCGACGGTGAGGAACGGATCGCCGTCGAAGTCCGCAGCCCTACGCTCGCACAGGCATCGTTGTTTGCCAAGGCAAGCGAAGCTGACGCGGGAGCCCAGGCTAAAATGATGGCGCAAATCGTCATCCAATGCGCCCACGACCCCGCCAGCGGCGCGCCCATCTTCGACGTTGCCGACGAAGCTGTTCTCTTGGAACTGCCTGCTCAGGGCAGCTTCATCGACCCCATCGTGACCGCCCTAACGGCTCTGATGGGTGAGGCGAAGAACGCCGCAAAAAACTGAAAGGCGACAAGGAGTTACAAAGTCAACTCCTTGTCGCTGAACACATCGGCGTCACCCTAGACGTGGTACGATCCATGTCTGTGGAAGAGTTTTTTCTTTGGCTCGAATGGCTGAAGATTAAGAACAAAAAGGAATCGGACGCCATGTCGCGCCGCGACCGTCGATCTATGAGGTGATTTTGTGGCTACGAATACTGACCAGATTATCACTCAACTCGTAGCCGACACCAAAAAGTTCGACGGGGCCATGAACGGCTCCATTCAGGTCTTGAAGCGGTTCAATAAAGCAGGAGAAGAGATTGGGTCTCGTGTGCGTGTAGTTACACGCCACATGACGGACGCATCAAAAGAAACTGATGGGTTTCGCGTAACGATGACTCGCCTTTCGCGAGACATCAAAGTAGCCGGAACCATCTTCAACACACTCGAAGCGGGCATCAAAAAAGCCTACTCAGCGGCTTCGGAAGGGGCCAAGATCATGGCTGCCGAGCAGTTCTTCAAGAACGCCGGTAAGTCCATCGCTGAATATCGTAAGGCAACGAACGGCATGGTATCGGATGCCGAACTCATGAAGAAGGCCAACTTGGCCGACTCGATGGGCATCGACGAAAAGACCTTTAAAAAGTTGGTAATGGTAGCCGAGGCGAGCGCTCTAAAGACAGGGCAATCCTTCGACTACATGTTCAATTCGATCATTGTCGGTACTGCGCGTTCATCTAGGTTGTTGCTTGATAACTTGGGTATCATTGTCTCAGTTGGTCAAGCCAATGAGTCCTATGCAAAAAGTATCGGCAAGACGGTCGAACAACTAACAGACCAAGAAAAGCAACTCGCCTTCGTCGCGGAGGTTGCTCGCAAATCTCAAGGCACTCTGGACGAATACGCAAAGACAACTGACCGCACAGCCGAATCGTTCGCTCGATTTGACGCAAGCGTGGATAACCTAGCAAATACTATAAAGGTGTCCTTGGCAAAAGCGTTTGCGGACCTTATGCCCAGCCTTACATCTTTTGTGCAAGAACTGATTACTGCTATTGAACGTGGTCAATGGGCAGATGTAGGGCGTTCTATCGGCCTACGTATCATCCAAGGCTTGAGCAGCGCTTTTGCTAAGGTAGACCCGCAAGGACTGGGAGGTACCAGTTTTTTCACAAAGGTTAGCGAAGCTGCGGGGAAACAAATCGACTTGAATAACTACGTTACTCGTATGGATATTCAGGCCGAAAAGACGAATAATCTATTAGGTCTTACCTTAGCGCAAAAAGAAATCGAGAAGATGACCAGTGAGTCACTTCCGACATTAATTCGTCGTTTCGA